TCGGAGTTTTAAATTTTTCATTTATCTTACTCCATGCGATAGATAATGCAGTAACACCAGCAATAATTAGTGCTAACTGAGGTGCAATAGAGCTTAATGAGGTTATTGCGGTAGATGATCCAGTCGCGATTAAACTGATTACCTTTACAATACCGCTCTCAACTTTACTAATAAGACCAGGGAGACCGGTCAACCAAGACTTCAGGTTAAACGCTATTGCTGCAATACCAGCGGAGACACCAACAGCACCCAACGCCCCAAACTTATCAATGATAGCATCAATTACCTCGACGACGCCCCGAAGTCCGTCTACGAATACCTTCATAAACGAAGATTCAAAAACATCATGAGAGAGTTCTTGGAAGCTCGCCTTTAATTGGTCGATATGTGCCTGAGTGGTTTCCATATATTTAGCGTTGGCTTCCTCTGCTACACTAGAAGCGTTCATCGCATCATTATATGCACCTATAGCGTCCGCGATATTCTGAATCGTAGACATAATACCAGACTGGTTTCTTGTACCGCCAAGAATTTCTCCAACACGGGCTCGTGCCATATCGCTGTCGAGACTGTCCCATACCTGAGCCAACTCTGTGAAGATAGTGAGCAAATCTTTGTACTCATACTCATTCTTCTGAATATCAACACCAGTCAACGCCTGAAGCTCGGCACGATATTTTGAGAAGCCATCCGCAAGGTCGGATGTATCTTCGCCCATCTCCTCAAGTTCTGTTTTAGCCGACCTTATTCTTGCACTTACAGTTTTCCAAAGTGTACCAGTAGTAGCAGCATTCTGAAGAGATGCATTGGTAGCTGCGAACAGGGCAGCAGTCTGCTCGAACGAAGTGCCTGACGCAGCCATAGCTGAACCGCCTCGTTCGAATGCCGTCATAAGTTCTTCGGCAGAGATAGCGTATTTCTGGCCTACCTGAATCAGAACATCGGTAACGTGCTCAACATTCGACACGTCCATACCATATGCTTTGATGATTGAGGTCAAACCACTTGTAGCAGCGTCTGTATTAGTGTCTGCGACGTTAGACATTATAGTAGCGTATTTAGATAGTTCTGAAGCTTCTCCAAGACTGTCCTAAATTGTTACTCTTTCCAAAAGGAAATGGGCAGGTCATTTCTGCCTGCCTCTGCAATTTCACTATTCGATTATATTTGCAGAGCAGAGTATATCATCACCCCAGTAGGGTGGCTGGCGTGCAATCGTGGATTACTCACACGAAAGTCTTACTCGTTACGGGTTCATAGCGTTACAGCTATGTCTTGCCCTCGGAATTGTCCATCTCTGGAGTTTTCCCGATAAAAGCCAGCTTTTCACCTACACATTGCTATGTAGGGGGTCTTGTGACTGGGAAGTTAGTCACGTCAAACCAAGCCTTGAGAAAGTTTCTATCGATCCAGCAACATCAGTAATACTCGCGCCAAGCGCTCTAGCATTATTTGCAGCTGTCTCGAAGAATGCACCCATCTGACTATCAGATGCGCCAGTAACTATCTGAATACGGTTCATGGCGCTCTCAATCTCAATAGAGTAGGAGATCATCTGTTTGACGGTTCTCATCGCCGCCATGATAATTCTTGTTGCTGAAGCAAATTCTAAGAGTTGTGTGGTTACACCTTTAAGTCCATTTGAGATATTGTCTATTCCAGAGAAACCGCTCTTTATTTCATTACCGACCTTGGAAGCGTTCATACCTATTTCGGAAAGTCTGGTCTTGAACTGTTCCATGGAAACAGCCCCGTTCTCCAAATCGGTCTTAAGCTTTTCAAGTGCTTCCCCTTGGCTCACATAATTCTTATATGCCTCTGAAGTTCCACCTTCGGCTGCTGCGGCCCATTTCTTAGAATTAGAGATAATCTGAGCCTGTGCCTTATCAATCTTCTGGAGAGCATTGAAATATTCAAGGGAGCCTTTGCTGATTGGCTGACCAGCAGCAGATTTCTTTTGCTCTTCAACCACCTTAGAGATAGCGGCGACCGCTTTATCTGCTTCAAGCTTTATTTCTGCAAACTCTTTAGAAGCGGACTTCATTGACTTGCCGTCAAGATTGTCCATAAGAGTCTTTACCTTTTCGAGCTGCGTGGCAAGTTCTGCGTAATTAGCACCAACTGTCTTATCGTCAGACATTGTGCTATATCTAGTCAAGCTAGACTGAATCGACTTCTGCAGATTTACAAGGCGATCCATCTCCTTGAGGTAAGCAGTTGTTCCAGAAACAAAATTCAGTCCCTTAGAAGAACCACCACTAGGGCCGGAAGAGCCACTGCCGAATGGGTTTACCTTGATATTGTTAAGAGCCCGTAATTGATTCGTCAGCTGTGCAATATCGTTTTTAAATGAGCCAGCGTCTACTCGTAGTTTAATTTTTAATGGATTGCCATTTATTTGATTAACGATTCTACTGATATTACTTTGGAAGTTGCTTAGACTAGGAGCGTAGTCAACATCAACGACCAGTTTGACATCAGCCATAAATCCCACCATCCTTTCGTAAAGAAAAGGATTGGCGCAAAATGCCAATCCTTAAAATATCAATTATTGAAAACGACCACTTACCATGGTAGCGGTAGCGTTATAAGTCCCGCCATAAAAAGCATTGAATATATCGACACCGTGTTGAACGAAGTGGAGCGGAGGACGAGACATCCTACTTCCAACATACTCGCCATGCCACATACCGAATACGCGCCCACCAGCCGAATACCCGTTGTTGAAAAGCGCAGCCATATCATTGACTCCGCCATACCGGTCTGGGTCAAGAGATGGTCTGAAGTTAGATGAGATAGAAACCGTAGATTCAAATTTGCCTTCGCTTATTTCAACCGGGCTCGTAGATGATACATCACCAACAGCTGCTAAAGCGCCTCCGTCTAACCCACTTCCAGTAATAGCATTGTTCATACAGTCAACAAGGAGGCTGGTTGCTTCGCTTGCTATCTTCAATGCTTCTTCACGTCCAGCCGCTTTCATCTTGCTGTCATTACTACCAATCCATGCGTGCAATTTGGAAGCGATCGAATCCATATTGATACTTGCCATCTATATCACTCTCGTTTCTTTGCAAAAGACTCCTTCGCCACCTCGACAGAAGCGGTGTCATAGTTCGCAACCATGTTCATGATTTTTGCCATATCGTCAGGATTGATTTCTGCGAACAGTCCCTCAAGAGATTTCTCAAGCTGCTCTACCTTTGCAGAGATATCGGCGACAGACTTATTCACGACATTCACCTTTGTCTCGATTGTGTAAGAAATCTTCTCATCAACTGCCTTCATAATATCCGTAGCCTGTTCAGGTGAAATGTGTTTCAGGACGGTAGAGTAGAGGTCTGTTTCGCCATACACGAAATCGTATGCCTCACCAATATCTTCCGGCACCTCGACGTCTGTATATCTCTTGAATACTTCCATACGGATGATGAGCGGGAGAAACTCAGGAATGTATTCGTTTGTCTCTGCATCGAAAACATTCTCAATCACGTCGTTTACAAAGCCCATCATGTCGGCGATGCCAATAGTCTCTTTCACGGTATATGTAGTCCCATTGTGTTCAATCTTTTGTAATCTCATAATTTCTCCTTTGATTCCTTCTTAGTATCCTGTTTATGATATTTCGAACATTCCATTTGTGTTATTTCGGATTGCACTCGACCTTCCTTGGCCTGTCGCAGGATGCTACAATTTCGCTTGTACCTCGTACAACCGATGCACTTAGATTCAAATTCATCTAACTGAGACGCATTCTCAAAAACGCCTATGTATTCGACAGGGTGGATAGTCAGTTCGATTCTCGGATTCGCCGAGTCGTAGAAGATTGCCTGTGCTCGTTCGCAAACAACATTGTCATCATGCCAGATGAGGTTCGTGTCTGTGATAGTGTCAAGCAATACCTTCCAATAGTTGTTACAATCCATGCGTGTTCTCGGAAAGTAGAACACTGCATCCACGTAAAAATGTGTTGAGCTGTCAGGGTCAGACTTCCAGTGTTGTTCTCGTACAGCATCCACAAGGATGTGAGAGAACTCCTTCTGGAACGCGACAGCTTCAGATGTTTTGTACGGTACGGCAAGTGGCTTGCCTCCGCGCATGATAGCCCGATATCCCATGTAGTGGTTTACGCTCGGTGGGATAGGGGAGGTTACGTGTAGTTCCATACGCTTAGCTCCTTGTAAAAATAAGACCCGAGCCAGCGTTAAAGCATAGCCCGAGTCCTACATAACTGAAGAACTGAAAGTCAGTTCGAGTTTATTCACATCCTGAAACTCTAATTTCATTCCTCTACCTTGACGTCCTCTTTTACATCCAGAATGTCATCAGTATCGATAACAGGTGCTTCTTCAATTACTTTCTTGATTCGCTTCTTTGTCTGCTTCGGTGCAGTCTCTTCTTTAGGCAGTTCGCCTCTGGCTTCAAGAACCTGTCTGAAATACTGCTCGCCACATTCACGGGAACAAGCTACATCCTGCCAACGGAACTTGTCAGGGCTGTTCCATGTCTTGCAGTATCCATACTCCTTACCGCAGACTTTGCAAATACGTGTTGCTTTTGCCATAGGTTCCTCCTTTAAAACAAAAACGGCGAAGCTGTTGTCAGCTCCGCCGTATAATCAGTGTTTAAAATCAGGCAGCATCCTCAGTGTCAACACCAAAGATAGTATAAGTCCAAAGCATGGAAGAGCTTCCGCTCACGCAAGCGCCAGCGAGAGATCTAGCTTCGAAGTTATGAACCGTCTGGTTGTCGCCCATCTCGACGGAGAACTCACCGGAGAAGTCAGCCTTCGGAACGAAGAACTGGATGCGGTATACGTTCGCGCACTTATCTTCAGCAAGACCGTTGATGTACAGCGTAGCTTTCTTGGAATAAACATCAGAGTCATTCTCAATAACGCTAGCAGTAATCCTTCTCTTGTAGAAGACAACTACCTCAGTGCCATCAGCCACATCAGTAAAGGTCAGTTTCTTGGTAGCCGGAGCGTAAGCGAACTTGCCAGCAGCAGTCGTAGAAGCCTGCTCAAGCTTTGTGCCAATAGTGCCATCGTTATTACGGATAAACAGCTCCTCAATCTCAGCACCAGCAGTACCGATTGCCTTATAAGTGGTCTCGGCTTCGTTGGAATTAACAGTGAGATAATCCGTCCACATAACTTCGGTAGCCTTTGATTCGAAGGTACCGCCAGTCTGTGCCTCAAGCAGACCGCCAGAAATCAGACCGTTTGCACCACTGATGGTAACAGTCTTATTTCTCTTCAGCTGATTAAGCAGACGTCCGCCCTTACCGGTGATATCCTGAGTCTCCTGGCTATTCTGAATGGTAGCGTTCTGGAGCTCATCAAGCGTGAACATATATGCACCAGTTACAGGATCGAAACCATCGATGGTCTCAAGACTTGTAATGGTAATATCAGCAATATTCATATCTAGTTTCCTCCTATCATTTTCTATGTGATAGCCAGTTCAAGTCATACTGGCTCAACCCCTTGGGGTCTACTGTACCGGCGTATACGCCGTGCATCTTATGCTCATAGTCAACCTTCTTAACAATCTGTTGTACAGACTCGTTAAACTGATAGATCGTGAGTTCTTTCGTTTCTTCGTAGTTGTACTTGTATTGTTCGGTACATACCATGGCGACTATGAGTGATTCCAAGTCAGAAAATTCCTTACGATTCTTTCTTCGCTTGGCTTTAATTCTGGCTCGTTCAAGCAGGTATTGTTTTGCCTCTTCGTTGGCAGGTTTACGCCTGTTCTTTTCGAGGTGGTGTATCTCACGAAGAGTCGCGGCAATCTGACCGTGTATGGCTCTGTCAATGCAGATGTCATTCTCTGCGTCATACAAAACCAACTTACCATTCTGTTCATTGGTGGCCATTTGGAATTTCGATAGGTCTAGGTCGCCAAGAACAAGACTGGTGTCCATTGTGCGGAGAGAGTTAAAGAGAATCAGGAATAGTTCATAATCATTGATTGTCGTAAAGTCTACGCCTACTTCCTCAAGCTCAAGCATCAAGTCTATAGGCATAGAAGTGAATATCGAAATCATGTTATAATACCCGTCTTCATTCTCAAGAATCTGTCCGACTGTCGGAATGACCACATGGATCTTGTCGTTGATTGCGTACTGGTTCTTATAAAGAAGATTGATAGTAGCCATTTATCTATTCTTGCGATTAGATGGAATGTATTTATTCGGGTCGTAAACCCTGTTAAACTCTTTAGCGTAAAACGTCATACACTTCCCGTTATAATCAGTCACAGGAGCAAAACGCTTTACGGAGTACAAATTTAGCTCACCGAGCCCGTATTCCTTACTTCCATTTATCATCTTGCATATCTCTGAGCAGATTCTATCCGTCCGGACACCACCACCGTCCGGCATACGCAATCTGCTTCTATGAACGAATACCCATATATACAACGTCGGCAACAGGAATGTTTTGTTCGGAGCAGACTGTACGTCTACGTCGAAACAGATGAATGTGCTGCCGTTGAATATGGTCTCGTAAATATACTCAGCTGGATAGACTTGGGTATAGGCAAGCTGGTATGCATCCTTAAACTGAATATCGTCGTTGATTAAACGTACGATTTCTTTGTTCGTGAGGATGTCTTTCATGAGCTTGTTCTTATAATCATAGAAATCTTCAAGCTGCATTACAGCCACACCTCCCTGTCTTCAATAGTAGTACCGTCCTCAGGTACGTCCTTCGGGAAGTACTTATAGTAATCCGCTATCTGTAATTCGAAATTATCATCACCTGTCGCAGTAACTTCCTGTAAGACAAACTTATAAACACCGTTCCCGCCATATGTCATAC